GCAATACTTCTCTGTACCTATCCGGCTCATTTGGGACAATTGGCAAAAATTCAACGGCGAACAAACTGATCCGGGCGACTCGACGGATTATGTGGTCCCTCAGATGGTCTCGACGGCGGTTACTGGCTATCTCGCTAATTCTCTTCATGACTACTTCGGTCTTCCTACTGAAGTACCTGGGCTGACCCACTCTTCGCTGTGGCATCGGGCGTACAACCTCATCTGGAATGAGTGGTATCGCGACCAAAACCTGCAGGACTCGGTGGTCGTCGACAGGGACGACGGTCCTGATCTTCCGGCGGACTATGTCCTTCTTCGTCGTGGTAAGCGCCACGACTACTTCACCAGCTCCTTGCCGTGGCCACAAAAAGGCACGGCGGTATCTATTCCCCTTGGTGATACTGCTTCTGTCTTCGGTACTGGCAAGTCGCTCGGTCTTACCGATGGTACAAATATCGTCGGTCTTCGCGCCACTGGCGCGGGCGGTTTCGACTCGTACCAGGGCGCCTACAATCAAACGCTGGGCGGTAATCACAATACCGGCGTCAATCCCACTTCTAAGGACATGGGCGTCGTGACTTCGGGTGAATCGGGCATTTATGCCGATCTTTCGACCGCTACGGCGGCGACGATTAACTCACTTCGCCAGGCATTTCAGGTCCAAAAAATCTTTGAGCGCGACGCTCGCGGCGGCACTCGGTACACTGAAATCATCAAGTCTCACTTCGGCGTTACTTCTCCTGACGCCCGTCTCCAACGGCCTGAATACCTCGGCGGCGGCTCGTCGCCGGTCAATGTCTCGCCTATCCCCCAAACGTCGTCTACCGACGCTACGTCGCCTCAGGGCTCACTCGCTGCTATGGGTACGGCTTTACTCAAAAATCACGGGTTCACGACGTCTTTCACCGAGCATTGCCTCATCATCGGTATCGTCTCCGTTCGGGCGGATTTGACTTATCAACAAGGTCTTAACCGCATGTGGTCTCGGTCAACTCGCTTCGACTTCTACTGGCCGGCGCTTTCCCATATCGGGGAACAAGCTGTTCTGCAGAAGGAAATCTACGCCAACACTATCGCGGACAATGATGTGGTCTTTGGCTACCAGGAACGCTATGCCGAATACCGCTACAAACCTTCGATCATCACCGGCGAATTCCGGTCGAATTTCGCCCAATCGCTTGATTCGTGGCATCTTGCCCAGGACTTCGCTTCTGCTCCTGTTCTCGACGCTGCTTTCATTGTCGAAAATCCTCCCGTCGATCGTGTGATCGCGGTTCCTACGGAACCTCACTTTCTCTTCGACTCCTTCATCAAAATGCGCTGCGCTCGCCCTATGCCTGTCTATGGCGTCCCTGGCCTTATCGACCACTTCTGACATGTGGGAAGTAATCATTCCCGCGGCAGCATCCCTCCTTGGGGGGATGATGTCCAACGACGCGTCTGCGGCTAGCGTCGATAAGCAGATGGGCTTTCAGGGCGCCCAGACTCAGGCTCAAATGGACTTTCAAGAACGAATGTCCTCTACCGCTCATCAGCGCGAAGTCAAGGACCTTCGCCTTGCGGGTCTTAATCCCATCCTGTCCGGGACCGGCGGGATGGGTTCGTCAACTCCTGCCGGCGCGTCAGCGGCCGGCGCTAACTATCAAGCTAGGGACGTTATGTCCCCTGCTGCTTCAACTGCTCTTGGGCAAATGCAGCTCTCCCTTAATCGGGAGCTCGCGGAGGCGGAAATCGCCGTCAAACGCGAAACTGCAAAAAATATCCAAGCTCAAACGATGACGGAGTTACTCCGTCCGGACAATTTGTCCGCCCTTACCGGCTTCACTGCTGCTCAAACCAAAACGGAGGGTCATCGTCCTGGTCTTGTCCAGGAACAAACGGAGCAGGCTCGATCTAGTTCGAATCTCTCGAACAAACAAGCTACACACGAGATCGGCAAACAAGCTCTCACGGACGAGCTCATTCGGCGCGCTCGCGCCGAAACTGCTCTTACTACGCACTCGGCTCGCTCTGCGGCAACTAAGGCCGATGTGGACAATGCTCTTCTCTACCTTGAACGCTCTATCGGCGCTGCCCAGGGCGGAACATCTGCTCTTCGCAACCTGGTTCCTCTTCCACGCTTCGGAAAAAAATAACAACATCGGGGCGTCAGGTTCACCGACGCTCCGAAACCGACCGGAGGTCGGAATCTCACGCACTCGGATTACTTCAATATCCATCTATTCTCTTAAAAACAATCCACTTACTACTAAAGGCATATAAAAATGAACGATAAACAAACAAATTCAAATGACAAACAACGCTTCATCTCTGCCTATTCTCCCAAACTCAAGGTCTCTATCTCCTTCCCGGCTCAAGGCCGGACAAAACAATCATTCAAATCCGAATGCGATATCAACACCATTATGGCCAAGTACCTCTCTACTGGCCAACTTCCTCAACTCAACCTGGGCAACCCTCAATATGAGGACACTACCGGGTACGACTTTCAGGAGGCCGCCCAACTCGTCGCCCAGGCAAAATCTCTCTTCCAGGAGCTACCTTCTTCGCTCCGTCAACGCTTTGAAAATTCGCCGGCGCAATTTCTCAACTTCACGTCCAACCCAAACAACCGCGTAGAACTCGCGGAAATGGGCCTTCTTACCCCTGAAGCTACTGCGCTGGCCCTCTACCCTCAACCCCCTGCTGACAAGCCCTTAGGAGGCGTTTCTAAGCCTCCTGCTGACGCGCCGCCAGGCGCAGGGGTAAAAACTTCCCCTTGACGGGGAAAACGACCAGTACTATTCTTGATGTAACTGGTCTAGGTGACACCTTCTCAACCCAAAGGAGCTAACATCATGAAACGATTCAAAATGTCCAAACAATCCAGCAAGCGCAATTTCACTCGCAACGCTATCGGGACTCATCGCAAAAACATCACTTCCCCGATGCGCGGCGGCATTCGTCTGTGAATGCCCTGCTACTCTCCGTTGACCGGCTTCAAGTCGGCTCAACTCACTAAAAACGGGAAACGTAAACTTGTCTTCAAAGGCGGGTTCTCCGACCTTCCCGTTACCGTGGCGTGCGGCCAATGTATAGGCTGCCGCCTCGAACGCTCGCGCCAGTGGGCAACTCGTTGTCTCCACGAGGCGCAGCTTCATCCCGTCTCTTCATTCGTTACCCTTACTTACGAGGAGAAATCACTCCCTCCTGGTGGCACCTTAAACAAAAAACACTTCCAAGACTTCATGAAACGTCTTCGGAGATCCCGCGGCAAAGTCCGCTACTTCCATTGCGGCGAGTACGGTGAAACTTCAAATCGTCCGCATTACCATGCTCTGCTCTTCGGTGTGGATTTCCCTGACAAGGTGTTCCATACCGAGAACGGGCAGGGCAATACGATCTACAAATCCGACGCTCTCAATACCCTTTGGGGGCATGGGTTCTGCACTATCGGTGCAGTCAATTTCGAAACCGCTGCTTACACTGCTCGGTACATCCTCAAAAAGGTTACGGGCGAAGCGGCCCAGGCGCACTATCAAACGGTCGATTCGTCCACCGGAGATATAATCTTCCGTCTCCCGGAGTACATCACCATGTCCTTAAAACCCGCTATCGGGCAAGGCTGGTTCGACCAATTCTCTTCTGATGTCTATCCCGACGACTTCGTTGTCGTGCGAGGAAAAACTATTCGTCCCCCTCGCTTCTATGATCGGAAATATGCCCTCCTTGATCCAAAGGGGGCGGAAAAAATCAAATATCGGCGCATCCGTAACGGTGCTCTTCACAAAGCCGATAACACTCCTGAGCGGCTTGCGGTAAAAAAGCAAGTCAAGCTCTCACAAATTAAATCTCTATCGAGGACACTATGATCCACAAAATCTACTGCATCTATGACAACAAAGTCGCCTCCTTCGGCGTTCCCTTCTTCGCTCCGCTCCGTGAAGTCGCTTATCGTCTTATGCGCCGGGGTGTTGCCAATCAAGCGCTCGACGTTGCTCAATTCCCGTCTGACTTCGCTCTCTTCGAAATGGGCGAATACGACGATGCTACTGGGTCATTCCACCCGGAAATCTCCCCGCAAAACCTCGGCCCGCTCACTCAATTCAAGGAAACCACAACGTGAAAAATCATCGCGTCCCTTCTCATCAAAATCATGTTTTCTCTCAGGTTCCCAAAGCTGAAATCCCGCGCTCGACTTTCGACCGGAGCCACGGTCATAAGACTACTTTCGATGCGGGCTACCTCGTCCCCTTCTTGGTGGATGAGGCTCTTCCCGGCGATACGTTCAACGTTTCTCTTACCGGCTTTGCCCGGCTCGCCACCCCGATTTTTCCTATCATGGACAATATGTTCATGGACACTCAGTATTTCAGTGTTCCGATTCGCTTGGTGTGGGACAACTGGCAAAAATTCAACGGCGAGCAAACCAACCCAAACGACTCCACCGATTATGTCGTCCCT